GACGTGTGCTCTTCCGATCTTGGAAAGCACAGATCCCAAAAAGCGTACACAAAAGCCGGATCCTCGGTACGCTCGACGCGGGGGAGTTTCGGGCGATTGTGTCACCCGCGGACCACAATACGATCGATGCCATAGGGATCGGCCTGTGGGCGCTTGGAAGAAGCGGCCGGGGGGGTGGAAAATGAGCGAAAAAGATCGACTATTCGCCGAAGCTCTCCAACGTGATCCGCTTCGTTTTGAGCGTTTCCGGTGTGGGGCGTCGGCCCCCCTTTTTCATAGTGATAAGGCGCGTGAGAAGCTCTTACTCGCAGGAAACCAGTGGGGAAAAACCCGAGCCGGTGCTAGAGAAAGCCTGTGGATCATGACCGGATCCCACCCGTGGCGCGAGGTAGCCAAGCCACCGGTGCGGGGGCGCGTGGTTACCTATTCGTGGGCCCAAAGTGTCGAAGTACAACGACGAATAAACGAGATCCTACCTAGCTTTTTAGTCGAGGGGTACGATTTTAACGATCAAAGAGGCTTCGTAGGTAGCCGGATCAAGTTAAAAAACGGATCACTTTTGGAGGTTATGACAGCTTCGCAGGGGACAATAGCCCACGGTGCAGCTACCCTCGATTTTGTGTGGGTGGACGAACCTCCGGAAAGACGGCTTTATTCCGAGCTTTTGGCGCGTTTGCTTGTAAAAAAGGGAACACTTTTTCTAACCATGACCCCGATCGGGCGCCCTGTGGATTGGCTGATCGAAGAGGTTGAAGCAGGGAAACTAAGCGCCCACCGTTTTGATCTAACGCCGGAAAATTGCCCGCACCTAGACGCCGAACAAATAGCCGCCATAGCCCAAAAATACCTACCTCATGAACGGCCCCAACGGATGCACGGCCATTGGCACGGCGAAAGTAGTGACCGGCTCATAGAATCCTTTTCAGAGCGTGCGATCAATGAAGACATGCCACCGGGTAGCGTGGGGATCGGGCTAGGAATTGACCACGGCGAAGGGGTGGGCCGCGAGGCGGCGATCCTCCTTTGTTATGAACTCGACGCAGATTTCCCGCGAATTTGGGTGATCGACGAATACACCAACAAAAGCCGAACCGATCCCGAGGAAGACGCCGCCGGGATCCTTGACATGCTCCGCCGGCATAACATAGCCCCCGGTGAGGTAGATCTCGCCGTGGGGGACATCAACACCGCCGGCAAGGGTGGGGGCGGAATTAAGGTGAACACGGCCCTAGCCGGGGCCATCCAACGCCAAACAAAAAAACACTATGTCCCGATCACCATCCGATCCGCCAAAAAAGGCCGGGGCTCGGTTATGTATGGATGCCGACTGCTAAATTATGCGTTTCGCCGGGGGGATATGACGATCCACCCCCGGTGCAAAGCCTTGATCCATTCCTTGCGACATTGGAAAGGGGAGGAGGATCTAAAACACCATATTGATGCTGTGCGTTATATTACCTCCGCGATCCTATCCCAGAAAAAGGGTTATTATCGTTTAAGGTTTGACGCACCACCACCCCGCGAGGCTTTACGATATGCCCAACGCTGATCTTTACGCGCCCCCCTTTCCGGATGATGACTACGATCGTGAGAGGGTAGAGCACACCCGGCTAAGGCGGCGGATGCTTTCGGGGGCTTGGGGCGCTGATCTAGATGCGTTTTTAGCCCATGAAATTGGCCCCGTGAGGCTTCGATCTTGGGGGAACACCGGCGACAAAACAAAAAATGTCTTCAGAAACGTCGTTAACGAGTTGTCGGTTTTGTACGATCAACCTCCTATAATCGCACATGACCAACCGGGTGTCGCGGACGAACTAACAAAAATTCTTGAGCAGTGCGGTTTGTGGCAACTTGCCCCCCGGCTTCAGCAAACCACGATCGGGCTTAGGGAAGGGCTTTATCGTGTCGGAGCCTCCAACACAGAGCGCGACGGCCCGCAAATCCACGCCCGGATCGTTTCGCCGGATATGGTCTACGGATATGGAAGTTATCACGCGCCCGACGAGCCGATCGTCTTGAATGAGTACCGGATCCGGCGCCTCGAAGGTGACGACGAATGGACGATTGATCATTTTGACATCACACCGGGCCGCCCCCCGGCTTTTCGCGTCTTATCGGCGGACGAAAAAGAGGATCTTTCTGGGATTTTCTTAGACGCCCCCGGCGGGCTCGTGGGGGAAGCCTACCCCTATTGGAAAACAGACGAAAACGGCAATGCTTACCCGTTTATTCCCTACATCCTTTACCATGCGGAGCGACATTCAAACGGGCTTTTTGATCCTTTCGAGGGTTACGAATGTGTCGAGGGATCGCTAGTTGTGGCGCTTTTATGGACTTTCTGGCGAAATTGTGTGTCTCAAAGTTCATGGCCGCAACGTTACGCGGTAGGGGTGAGGCCCGCCGGTGGGCGAATGACGCAAGCCGGGGAAAACATGGCTTATATCCCCACCGATCCGGCTTCGTTGCTCAACTTCGAGGTTTCGGGGGACGCTACGCCGATCCTTGGACAGTTCAAGGCGGGATCTGATCCCGTGGCTTTAGGCGAGGCGATCCGAGCTTACAGCGCAGATCTTTCGATGGATATGGGCATATCGAGTACGGACGTTGCCAGGGTGAGCGCGAACCCCCGATCCGGCTATGCCATCGCCCTAAGCCGTGAAGGTGTGCGAGGCGCCCAACGCCGAGCGGAACCACAGTTCAAACGCGGCGACATCGAAACACTGTCAAAAATTTGCGCACTTTGGAACTCCACAACCGGCGGATCGTTGCCGGTTAGTGGGTGGACGATCAGCTACCCCGGCGTACCTTTATCGAGCGAGGAAAAAACCAAATCAATAGAAGAGTATAAAGCCTTGGTTGAACTTGGTGTAGCCTCTCCGGTGGACCTTTACCGGATGATCTACAATGTGAGCAAAGAGACGGCTACCCTCGAACTTGAAAGGATCGCGCTCGAACGCGCACGCTTTACATAGGAGAAAAAATGAGCGATGAAACCCCGAACACAACGCCACCGGCGGCCACCGGTGATGCCCCCGCTACCGCCCAAGCATCCGCGCCCGCTGCCACCCCTGCCACCACGACCGAAGCCCAAACCGTTCCCTATGAGCGATTCGCGGCCAAAGTTGCCGAGGTTGCAGAACTAAAGACGATCGCGGCGTCGGTAGGCGAGCTTCAGGGACAGTTCCAAGCCCTACAAACCGAGGTTGCAAAAGAGCGATCAGCGTGGGGAGAAAAAGAGACTCTTTACAAAGCCGGGATCGTTGATCCCGACGTGGGCGAGGTTGTACGGTTTCAATATGAGCGATCGGGATCTGAAGACTTCGCGGATTTTGTGTCGAAAGCGGATCAAGATCCAGTCTTAAAAAAACTTCTAAGCAACACGAAACCACTAGCCGCCACCCCCCCGGAAAACGTGGGGGCAAGAAACAGCCCACCGCCACGCGGCGAGTTTTCCCCTGAAAGCGTGCAGAACATGAGCGTGGATGAAATAAAGGCTAATTATGCAAAGTTTGCCGGGGCATGGGGGATCCCTGCTAGCCGGTTTAAATAGCACCCCGCGCCGCCCCGTGATATTATTTTTCTTATCAGGTCCACGGTTCGCCCCGTTAAGTGCGTAGAAGGACACCGAAAAAAACTCTTTTACACCCTTAGTGAGGTAGAACCATGCCTATTTTGAACAGCAACTTGATCCCTAACCTTCGCCAAGCTGTGGCTCTCGAAGCGTCATTACGGGTAATACTCCATGATGAAATGTCCCTTCGTAATACCGGCGCGGTCGACTATTTGGGATCGGTAAACGGCACCCTCAGCGACACCTCTCAGGTACGCCTTGCTGGGCTTGACGGGCTCGATCCTATGCAAGTCATAGCGGGGCCCGAAGATCAACCGATCGCAGAGACGCCTTTTTTGGACAACGCCGTTCCGATCGCGGTAGCTCGTGCGGGTATCCGTCGAGACATTTCCGATCTAGCTGTGCTCACCGGCGTCCCAGGTAGCCAATTAGACCCCATGCGCCTCGCTTATTCGATGGTGGGGGCCTATGAGCAGTTTTTCAACGTCACCGCAAGCGCGGCGATCGGTGGCCTTGCGGGCGTGCCTACAGGCGTACCTATGATCGTAACTGACTTCTATGCCGCGATCTTTGCGCTTGAAGTTGCCAGTGTTCCACGTGATCGCGGCTACTACGCCCTTTTAGCACCTCAACAACTTGCTGATTTTCAATCATCACTACGAACAGAGGGCGGCGCGGTGGGCTTTCAGTACTACGAGACGGTAGAGCAGCTAAAGATCAAGGGTCAAGGTTTCGTTGGGGAATTCCTCGGCGTTGACATCTACAAAAGCGACAAAATCACCGGTCCGGCGTTTGCCGGTGGCATGTGGGGCGGCGGCTGCCTTGGGTACAAAAACGGTATCCCGGCGGCGCCTCTTGGTGGTGTTGTGATCTCCCCCGGTGGTGAGATCATGGTCGAATTTAACCGTAACGCAGCCGCATCCACCACTGAAATTATCGGCACGTGTTATCTTGGTTTGAGCGTTATCGAGGCCGCACGCGGCGCCGGTATACAGACCAGCTAAAACCCCTTTTGTCACCCTCCAAGACCCCCCACTTCGTCGGGGTTGCGGGGGGTTGCTTGGGGGGTGACATCCCCCCCGACACAAGGATCCGACATGGCTAAAAAATTCCAAGCAACCTCGATCGTTCCTCGATCGGCTGGTGATCTACTACCGACACCGCCAAACGATCAGTTTATTTTGACCCACCATCCCGAGCGGTGGCAGTTGGAAAAAACCACAGACGGTGGCTTCGAGCTTTTGCCGATCCTAACAAAGTTTCTTCTGCGACCAGGTTTGAACGGTGTTCGAGCCCGCCCTAAAGGGGGTGTTGACTACTCCGAAACGCGGGGAATCTATCAAGATCTGGGGTGGGTCTTCCTTCCCGCCGATATTATCGAGGGCGGCTATTTACGTGAGTATCAAGGCCGCCGCGGGAAAGTTTACGCGGATCGATGGACTACACCACGATCCCTCGGCGGCGGCTCGCGTGTCGTGTGGGACATTGACGCCAAAGGCTACAACGATTTTCGCCGGGGGCTAGTCGAAAACGGCACCATCGCAAAACCGGATCCCTTGATTTTTGATTTTTTGGCTGCTCAATACAGCCGGCGGATCCAATACGAGCAGCAAAAAGGCCATTTGCCCCACGTGGCAAAGTCTATTGAAGCTAACGAAGAGAAAAAGGAAGCCCTGATCGAGATCAAAAAGACCAAAAAGCCCACCAAGAAAAAAACCAAGAAACCACCGGCGGCGGAAAAGGGGGCGTAGCATGGCGGAAAAAGTCACCGAAAGCCAGATCCGAGGCGCCATCGATCGCACCGCCCGCCG